GCGAAAAAGTGTAAGACAGGTACCATAAATGTACAGTATACAAGTCAAAGCTAACCATCCGAACAGTACCACCAAACAAGAATAAAAAGTAAATCTGAAAACCACATAGCAATAACAACATTAGTTATCATCCTAAATTACTCCAAAGTTAAAATTAAAAGTGATCATCCATAATCCAAAAAACAAAATAGATAATACAACTTGATATTCCAGCAACAATCATAGCCATTTCAATGCTCAACATTGTCAATCCTCACTTCGTAAAAACAAAAAATAATAAACCAACTCACAAACCAAAAGCCCAACAACCGCCAACCCAATAAAAACAAATATCATTCATTCCATCCTTCCATTAAACTTAATTCATTTGCCATTGCTTCTTCAGCATTTAAAACCATGGAATCCAAACCAGCCCGAAGTTTAAACTCCCTCAAGTAATCAACAACAGCTAGCCGCTTCGCATAAAACCGCTCCTCAGCACCCTCGCCGAGCACCCACTCAACCAAACGAACCCACAGCCATAACAAGCTCCTCCCAGGAAAATATTGGAAAATTCTTCAAATTCATTATCGACATTGATAATTATTACTGATAATATCAACTTTGTCAAACAACATTTTTAAATTAACTAAAGGCAAATAAACTAATGCAAGTTCATCATCACCAAGCAACAACCGAAAACACTAAAAACAATGAATTAACAGTCTTACAAAAGCACGATCCTCTAGCATCAAGAGGAATCAGCAACAATAGAAATGAATTCTGGCAACGTAGATTTGGAGTAAAACTAGAACGAAAAAGAGTACGACGTACCGCTAGAATGATACTTGATAAACTTGCTTTAAAGGGAGATGTTTGGCATCTGAAAGATTAATAGCCAAAACAATCAGTAGTCTTGACAAAACAACCTCAATAGCCTAAACTATCGCTCTGCCTCCGAACAAAGCCGAGTAAGGACCGCCTATCCTTGCATCGGCTTTGTTCATATAAAGTAAATCCAATGACTTTAAAACAGTTTTTTGAACTAGGAAATTGTACAGAAGAAGAACAAACTCAATTAGTTGAATTCTTACAGTTCCTTCGTTGGAGAAAGTTAATTCAATGGCAATTGATATTGATACAGCCGCAAACGAACCAAAACGAGTTCGAGTAAATGAAGAAGGCGAAGCTGAAGAACACAGTCTAAAGGACTTAGTTGCTGCTTCCGAATACGAAGACAAAAAAACAGCCCGTACCAGTGCTGGTAAACGCCCTCCTTTCGGAATCTACCTATCTACAGTAGAAGGCGGACCACTAGGCCGTTAAAAATTCTTATAAAGACAAATTAAAACAACGGAATAAAAAATGGCCTTACTCGAATCAGTAAAATCATTTCTTGGAATAAAAGCCAGCCGATCAACTAGGCAACTAAATAAAAAGCTCATTCAAGCAAGACATGACGCATCAACTTCTACAGATGCTCATTGGCTGGCTGCCGAAACCCTACCAGCAAACCAATCCTACAGTCCTTTACACCGAAAACGCTTAGTATCCCGCTCACGCTATGAGTTTGGAGAAAATAGCCCAATCCTTGTAGGTGCGACACAAACCTATGCTACAGACTTCATTGGCGGGAAAGGCCCATCCTTACAAATTACAGACCCTAGACTAAGCACAAAAACCCAACAAAAAATCGAAAGACTATGGAAAGAATGGTGTAAAGAAACCCGCTATCGATCCAAACTTTGGAAAGCTCGCTACATTCGAATGATTGAAGGCGAAACATTCATTCCTCTAGTAAACGACATCACTTTAAAAAACCCAGTAAAACTAAATATTGAAATACTTGAAAATTTCCAAGTAGGAGATGGATCGTCCTATACATCTTCCCTACTACAAAACTCAAAAATAAATAATGTAAAAGGAAATAAGAATCGACAGCCAAAGGTAAGAGACAACCAAGCAAAAATAAAAGAGATAGACGGAATCCGAATTACAAACGGTAAACCAACAGATTATTTCGTAGCAAATGATCCAGATAACCAATTCTCGCCAATACTTGGAAGAACTGGACAATGGATAAACAAAACCTACATGATTCATTGGCGTCGACAGCTGCGTAATTCCGCACGCTCAGCACCAGAACTAGCAGCGTCGCTACCACTATGTGCTCTCCTCAGGAGATACACACTAGCAACCGTAAAGTCTGCTGAGACAGTAGCAATGTTTACAGGATTGTTAGAAACAGAAGTTCAAGCAAATGGCAACCCATACACAGGATCAGAATCATCTTGGGCAGACGATCCGTATCAATACGAGTCAACAAGATGGCCATTAGAAGCCGGAATGATTGCAACACTTCCAACCGGCACAAAATTTCAACAGCCTAAAGCAGAACAGCCTACAACTACTTATGATGAGTTCACAGAAGCTTGCGTAAGAGAAATTGTACGTCCTATGAATCAACCATTGAACGTAGCTCTCGGACATTCTGGCGGCTACAATATGGCTTCCGGAACATTAGACAACAATCTCTACAGTAATACACTCAAAAACGACCAAATAGATTGTGACGAAGAAATTAACGACATAGTACTCGATGCATGGTTAGAAGAAGCTCAATTAATTCCAGGATTTCTACCAAACGAATATCACGAAAAAATTTCAAGAGCAGAGTCGCTAGATCATGACTGGCACTGGCCAGAAAGGCAACACCATACTGATCCACTTAAAACCCAATTAGCAATTACAGAAGCTTGGGAAGCCGGAAGAGTTACAGATTCAGATATTCAAACCAAGTTCTACAACCGCGACCCCGAAGTCCACTACGAAAACCTTCGCAAGCAAAATGAGAGACGCAAAGCCCTAGACTTACCACTCCCCTCAGGAAAAGGTAACGACCTAACTCAAATAGAAGGTTTTCTAGAAGAAACAGAATCTAACTCCGAAGATTCAACAAAATCTAGCAGTAAATCAAAACCCAACAAAACAAATAAACCCAAAGAAGCAGCGGAAGTATAATTAATAAATAAAGAGCCTACGACACCCGCAGCTAAGTACCGCACTAAACCTAAAACCTTAGTGCGGTATTTTTATGTAAAGTCAAAAATACCTATTCAAATGTTAACATGCTAGATATAGCATTTATTATTTCAAAAACTTTGCAGAATTCATTGACAAATTAAAAACCTCAGATAACCTTAACCAATCCTAAAGCCATGGGGTGGTTAACGGATTGCTCCTTTCGAACGTTTGAATACTTCAACTTCTCACATTCTCTTCCTGAAATGTAAGATTAAATCAATTTCAACCCATTGATCTGGAGTATTCAAGCGTGCCAATTAAGAATCCAGAGTTAACTCCTAAAGAAGCAAAATTAGAATGTAGCCTATCGCTGTCGTCTATTAATGCATCCGAAGGAAGCGACCCTAAGGATTCTGAAAATAAAGAATTACGAAAGATTCGTATCGAGCCAAACTCCGGCGGCGTAATGCGAATCAATGGATTCGGTGGAATTCCTGTAGTTGCAAACCTATCTAAGGTTAAATTCAGCAAAACCAGAATTCCAATTTTATGCGAGCACGATATAGACCGTGCAATCGGACATGCAGACGTCACCAATAAACTTATTACACCATCAAAAATAAATCCAGTCGATGGCGTCCTATCTCATCCAGGAAAAGACCGAGACGACTTTATTGAAGCCTCAGATAATAAATTCCCATTTGAAGCTTCAATCGGAACAAGTCCAGATTACGAACTGGAATATGTTTCTAGAGATGAATCTGTAAAGGTTAATGGTAGACTACTAAAAGGACCACTTTACGTTGCATCTGACGTAAAAATAAATGAAATCTCTGTTGTTAAGTTCGGCGGAGACAGAAAAACAAAATCAATTGCAGCATCCATAAAGGATAATGAAATGGATTTCAATCAATACGTAACTCAATGCGGATTTGATCCAGAACAACTAACAGAACAACAACGTGCTTCACTTCAAGCTGCATATGATGCACAAGGATTGCAAACAGTTGCAGCGACAGGAACTACTGCAAGTTCTGCAACAGATGGTTCAATTGCTGCATCTGCTCAACAAGCACAGAATCAACAGATTCAAAACCAACAAAATACGCAACAAAACCAAATCCTTGCTGGCCAAGCTACAAGTCAACAACAGCAAGCCTTAAACCAACAATCTACAAATCCGCAAATCAATGCTGCTGGTCAAAATCCAGTAAACCTTATTGCAGATATGCGTGCTGAAACTTTAAGGCAGCAAACAATCCAACAAATTGGTAATCGATTTAGCTTTGAAAAACTGCCAGAAATCCAAGCCAAAGCAATTGGAGAAGGTTGGACGACAGAGCAATTCGAATTGCATTGTCACCGAGAAAATCGGCCAACTGCTGATGATGTAATTGCACATACCGATGGATCAACACTAATCGGAGAAATTGAGCCGATTAAATGTGCGTTGCTTGCCCAACTTCCAGAAATTAGCGAAGATCAAATTGCTAAGTTCTATTCTCCAGAAGCAATGGATAAAGCAACGGCTCAAGGACTACGTGGTATTACTATTAGGGATACCATGCGATTATCGATTCAAGCTGCTGGTATGCGTGTTCCTCTTGGATCAAATGTAAATGAGCTAATCAAAAGAAGTAAAGAAGCAGCCCAACATCATATTCAAGCTAATGCAATGAGTACATTAGCTATTAACAACATTTTTGATGATGTTGCTAATAAAGTGCTTATTGGTACGCGAGAAATGCAAACCAATACGCATGGTGCATTTACTCGAACGGTTCCAGTTACTGACTTTAAACCATACAACATTTATGCTCTTGATCCCGATGGAACCTTCAAAAAGGTAACTGAAGATGGTTACCTTAAGCATGGCGGATTGAGTGATCGTAAATATTCAGTTGAAGCTGAAACCTATGGTGTTATTCTTTCACTTGATCGAAAGAAAATCATTAATGACGATCTAAATGCATTCTCTCAAATGTTTGCATCAATTGAAGTAATGGCTTCAAGTTCTATCGAAGAAGAAGTATATAAAACACTTCTTGCTGCTACGATTTCTGGCGGTGATCTATTCGAATCTGGAAAGAACCAACACACTAAAGCACTTGGTCTTCCCGGATTAAAGGAAGCACGCAAGCTTCTAGATAATCGAGTAGACGGAAACGGTCGTCCAGTTGCATTACCTAACCCAATCCTACTTCACGGTACAGGATTGGAAGACATCGCACGTACTTTATACACCGAAAAAGAATTACTTGCAACTGATGTTCCAACGACAAGTGCAAAACAAAAACCAAATAAGAATCCATATGTTGGACTATACGAACCTCTTAAATCGCCGTATCTAAACAATACTGGCATTAAAGACCGTGAAGGTGCAGCAATCGGTAATCAGTCTGATACCAAATGGATGTTAATTGCTCCATCTTCAAGTCGACACGTAGCAATTAACGTAGCAGCTTTGAATGGCTCGCTTGCAACTGAAATCCACCAAGTTGATCCTAATCCTGGACAACTAGCCTTTGTATGGCAAGCGTTTCATGACTTTGGAGTTGGTAACGGTGATCCGATGGGCGTTGTAGTATCAACCGGAACCACCTAAAAAATAATTACAGCAAGTAAAACCAAAAATAAATTACAATCAAAATAAAAAATCCTTAACTTACAAAATTCATAGTTAATTTCGTTATAAGTCACAATGACTGAGTCGAAATACTACACTAAAACTTGTCGCGAGTCGAATTTTGTAAGTTAAGGTAAAATAAAACCTTAAGAATTAAGGAATTAATAAAATGGCAACACGTGCTGTAGTATTAAGTGGTCCATCGCCAATTGTTAGAGATCATACACCAACGACGGCATTGGATGCTGGAGAAATCGTTGTAATTGCTGGTGTTGTCGGACTTTGTATGTCCGAAATAAAAGCCAACAAAACCGGATCACTTCTACTTGGCAATCAAACTGTAAGGGCAAAACTAGCATCAATCAAAGCTAGTACTAGCTTTACAGATCATGACAAAGTCTATTGGGATAGCACAAACGAAGAATTCACAACAGCATCTGGAGATGGCGATTACTGCGGTCTAGCGGACGGTACAGGTAGCGATACCGCAGGACTTGACATTCTCTGGAATTATCCAGAACCAGCATAATTATCAGAAAGGTAGACGCCAAAGGGCGTACTAACCCGGAGCTGCGACCGACTGATAATTAAAGTTACTTGATAGTGTAAAGGTAACACAATTTTGTTGGATTACATGTTTTTCACAAAGCCTATCAAAAATCCTCCACAAGCAAAATTAATTCTCAGTTCGATTCTGAGATCAAGTAATAATGGCAACCTTTCAAGAAAAACTTAGAGATATAAGTTTACCTACAGTTGCCGTTACAGTTACTCAAGATACAGAACAAACAGATATAAAGTGTACTCCAGCCACTATAGATAGTGGCCCCATAGCTCAAGACCCTGATGATTTTTGGGCGGAGGTATCACAAAATACAACATGGTTTTCCTTTAAGGTTGCTGACTTAGAAAGAGCCTTTAAAAAAGGAGACAAGATAGACTACAATAATTTAACCTATCTTGTTACAGGAAATCCAAAAACAGGAGAAGTAAACAATTACACTACTGCAAGTAGAACACGTGTAAAAGTTTACGCCATCGAAATTGATTAATGCACTCTATATCTGGAACAATACTCAACGAACTAAAAACCCAGCTAGAGAGTGAAAGAACAGGAAGCAACTGGCCAGATATAACAGCAGCCTCCGGATCAGGAACACACCCACACCTAACAAAATCAACAGCGGGCTACTCATTCGTCCCCCTCAGGGAAAGAAAAGGACTAGAAGACAAGCTAGAATTAAGATATTTCCCCCTCTCAGGAAATATAACATGGCTTAGTAAATCTAAAAAATACATTGAAGGTGAATATCCTGTAATCTTTAGAGTTACATTTCCAGTAGACGAAGATTACACAAACAATCAAGACAACATCTCAAAATTAGTCGGAATATGCGAATACTTCCAAGCTAGATCAGTAATAGGAAATGAAAATCCAACAGACATAAATGGAATAAATTGGAATTACTGGTGGGATAGAATGGAACCAGTAAAAAGTGAAGAAGGAAATGTAATCCCGCCGT